ACCAAGACCCGAGGTTCGGGGATCGAGAATAAGGGTTCAGGAAACGCGGAACTTGATTCTTCGCCCTCGGAACTTGGTCCTATGGTTAAGGAGGCTGGCTCGGATGAGTTTGTGCCTCTTGAGAAGAAGGTTGGTGCACCGGGTGCTTCAAATGAAAGTGCTGGATTAAACCCTGTTACGAAAGAAGGCGTTCCTTCTGGGTCTGTTTTTGCGGCTGATCAGGCTGATTACTCACCTGTTCGTAATGCTTTGGACAATGCCGAGTCTGTGATGGGTTTGGGCAAGAAGGGTTTGACTGGCGAGCAGTATTTAGCTCGTTTGAAGAACCAGCCTTCTGTTACTAAAGCCGAGTTAGACACGAGCGGTTTGGCTTCGTTTCTAACTGCCAAGGGTAACATTCGTCGTAAGATGGATGTTGATGAGGTTCTTGATTATTTTAACACCAACAATCCGGAAGTAAAAATTACAAAGCTTCGCAAGGGCGCTGATGATGGTTTGGTACCGGGTGATCGTTTAGACGGCAGTCTTATTGCAGAGGGTTCACAAAGATTTATGGCCAACGCGGAAACTGGGGCCAATATAAATCGGGAAAAAGATTATGGTATGCTGGTTGTGTCTAACAAGAACGCGCCCTCTGCCGCTAAGAATCATCCGCTCACTCACGCTCAGGGTGTGGATGGTAACTTTGCCCACGTCCGTTACAGTGATCATAGGGATGATTTAGCTGGCGGCGACTCTAGGATCTTGGAAGAAAATCAGTTTGATATTTTCCAGCAGATGGGTGAAGGAGAAACTCTTAAGGTAACCAATGATCGCGGGGAGGTAATAAATGAATATGTTACCTTAACGCCTCGGAGAAAAGCTGATTATGACGCTAGGTTGGAAAAGTTGCGAGATGAGCCATCCTTTGTGGCTATGCGAGCGGCACAACAGGACGCGATGGATCTTGGCCTAAAAGCGCGTCAGGCAGACATAGACGCTAAGTCTATTGATGCAGAAGCTCGAAGCCTGTCGGATTTAACGGTGCCCTTGAACCAGTCTGCGGATGTCTTTTATCAAATAGGTCGAGACTTACGTCTCAACGATGCTAATCCAGTAGTTATTGACTCTCAACTAAGCGTCGCCGCCCCTGACTTTCTTAACTCCGTTGTTCAGGATGCTACGATTAAGTTTGATTTAAACGAGGGTCAGGCAAGGCTTGCTCTTGATAACGCTCTTAGAAGTTCACCCGAGGAGTTATTCCAGCTGAACTTTGATCCAACGACTGGGGTACCAATAAAAAATATTCCAGTAGGAAACGCCGCCGCCGATATGGCTAAGAAGATTCAAGACTATGCTGTTGCGGCGGTGTATAACAACACTGACGCCGCCCCAGATCAAGTGCAACGACTTCGAGATGTGTTTTCAAAGTCGATATCAAATCGCACTGTTGACTTTAAGGGTGCTATTGACAATAAAAATCGTTTTAAAGAAATAGACCAATCGAGAATTACGTCTCGTGAGGACTATATGAAAGCGCAACGTCAAAAAGAAAAGGCTGAAGCCAAGGTACAGAATCTAAAAAATAAAGTTTTCGATGATTTGCCTGACGATTTTGTGCAATATGTGTACGACGCACCTGACACGGGTATGGTAGGAATACCTGTAAGAGATACCGATGTTCAGTTTGTACCTGCACAGCCGTTCAAAACGTCGATGCAGGCGTCGCGTCATAATATCATGATGGCTATTCAGGATGCTAAGAAGAATAACTTAAAACGTATTTACTTCCCCGACTATCGAGATATCGCTGAAATCCGTAGAGATGAGCTAACAACAGATAAACCTTTTAGTCCTGAGATGTTTAAGCTTGGGTACAAAGACGCACCTGAAAAAGTTATTAAAGAACTGAAACAGCAGTACCCTGAGCTAAAAACAGGAACTGTTTCTATGGACGACTTAGTTGCAAATGTTAATCAAGTAAGTGACGAGATAGAAGGATACCCACTAACATACATAGACCTTACGTCCATACCTGATGAGACCATAATACCTCGAAGATATGCCGCTGGCGGCAAGGTTGACCTACGGTCTGGCATTGGCAACGTATTTAAGTTATATTCGTAAAAGATAAACAAGGAGCCTTTTAATGGCACTACCACCACAGATGGTTGACATGGCAATGGGCGCTGGCGGACCAGCGAACATGATGCCTGAAGAAATACAAGTAGAGTTACCTGCCGAGGATCAACTACCTGATGGCATAGAACTTGTGGGCGAAGAGCAGGGGTTCGAGATCCAAGCTGAGATGTACGACCACGGTGCTAACTTAGCCGAGGTTCTGAGTGATTCCGAACTTGGCTCTTTGTCCTCGGACCTTCGTGATAAGGTTGACGATGATCGTGAGTCTCGGTCTGACTGGGAAGATGCCATATCGAGTGGTATGAAGTTGTTGGGTGTTAACTACGAGGAGCGGAGTGCTCCGTTCTTGGGTGCTAGTGGTGTTCACCATCCGTTGCTTAGTGAGGCTGTCACGCAGTTTCAGGCGCAGGCATACAAAGAGATGATACCTGCTGGCGGACCTGTGAAGACGAACATAGCTGGCACACCTGACGCGGCTCGTGAAGATCAAGCCCAGCGTGTAAAAGATTTCATGAACTATCAGGTTACGGAAGTGATGGAAGAGTTTGATCCTGACACGGATCAGATGTTGTTCTACCTACCGTTGACGGGTTCTACATTTAAGAAAGTATATCAGGACGCAGGCAAGGATCGGGCTGTATCTAAGTTCATTCCTGCTGATGATTTGATTGTACCGTATTCTGCTTCTGACTTGGGCACTGCCGAGCGCGTGACGCACGTTGTTCGCATGACCGAGAATGAATTGCGTAAGATGCAGGTTGCGGGTGTTTACCGTGACATTGAGCTACAGGCATCGGATGAGGAAGATGAAAGACCTATTAAACAAACTGAGGATGAGCTTCAGGGCGTTCGTCCATCGTATTCGGATGACGTATATACCTTACTTGAAATCCACACGGAACTCGACCTTGATGGTTTTGAGGATATGGATGCGCAAGGTGAGCCAACTGGTATCAAGCTTCCCTACATCGTCACTCTGGACGATGCTTCGGGAAAGGTATTATCTATTGTGCGTAACTATAGGGAAATGGATCCCTTAAAGAAAAAGCGCCAGTATTTTGTACATTATAAGTTTTTGCCCGGCTTTGGCTTTTACGGCTTTGGCTTGTTGCATACGATAGGGGGATTGTCTCGTGCCGCGACTTCGATTCTTAGACAACTCATCGATGCGGGGACGCTCTCTAATCTTCCTGCTGGTTTTAAAGCCCGTGGCGTTCGTATTCGCAATGATGATGAGCCGCTTAGTCCCGGCGAGTTTCGTGATATTGATGCTCCCGGTGGTGATCTTCGGAATGCTCTTATGCCCCTTCCATACAAGGAACCTTCTGGGACACTTGCTCAATTACTGGGCGTTATTGTCGATTCAGGCCGGAGATTTGCACAGGTTGCAGACGCAAAAATCGCCGATGTCAACTCACAAGCCCCAGTCGGGACAACCGTTGCACTGATCGAGCAAGGCTCGAAGATCATATCAAGCATTCACAAGCGTTTGCACTATGCTCAGAAGCAGGAATTCCGTTTGCTGGCGCAGGTGTTCAGTGACAATCCAGTGCCATACCCATACTTTGTTGGGCAGGACATGCCTGCTGAGATTATGGCGCAGGACTTTGATGGTCGTATTGATGTATTGCCTGCCAGTGATCCATCAATCTTTTCTATGTCACAGCGTTTGTCGCTAGCACAGACACAGTTGCAGTTGGCTCAAGCCGCACCGCAGATGCATAACATGTACGAAGCCTATCGTCGTATGTATGATGCGTTGGATGTGAAGAACATCGACGGTATTTTGCCAGTGCCGCAGCCGCCGCAACCAGTTGACCCAGCGACAGAGAACGCAAACGCTGTTAAAGGTATGCCGCCGCAGGCGTTTCCACAGCAGGATCATGAGTCACACATCATGGCGCACTCTATGTTCTTGTCGTCACCTGTTGCTTCTGCCAATCCGCAGGGTTTCTTGCTGTTGCAGGCTCACGTACAAGAGCACGTATCTATGCTGGCGCGCGATCAGATCATGGCGTTCTTCGAGAATGCGGCACAGCAGTCGATAGCTGTGGGTCAAGAAGTTCCCCAAGTAGATCCGGCTGTGATCGAATCTGCTGTTGCCCAGCAAATCACAGAGATTATGAAGCAGATCATGCCTATGGTTCAGCCAGCCCAGCAACAGGATCCGTTGGTTGCCATTCGTCAGCAGGAATTGCAGAACGATACGCAGGAAATACAGCGTAAGATGCAGAACGACGCTATGGACTTCCAGATTGATCAGGCCAAGCTACAGCAACAGTATGAACTGGCACAGCAACGCCAAGGATTGCAGGAACAAATAGCTGGTGACCGTAACGATGTTAATATCTATCGTATTAACACACAGGCAGCATTGAGTAAGGATCGGTAATGTTTGAGGCTATTGTATTAGCGTGTGCGATTAACTACGCTAATACGTGTGTCAAATTTACGGATACACATGGTCCATACGAGACTAAAAAAGAATGTGACATAAGAGTAGTTCACATGTTGGCGGACATAAGGCAGATGGCACCTGTTCCACATAGGTATAAAGCTATGTGCGTGTTTGGGGAGACAGTGTAATGATAGCGGCGTTGATAGGTCCTATATCTTCTTTGGCTAGCACATGGCTAGAGGGTAAGGTTGAAGAGAAGAAGGCTGTGTCGGCAACCAAGGTTGCCAAGGCGCAGGCTGAAGCTGTTGTCATGCAGAAGAAAGCCACAGGCGAGATCGATTGGGATCTTGAGATGGCAAAAAGTAAAAGCAACTCGTGGGCTGATGAGTGGCTAGTAATTTTGTTTAGCATACCACTGATCTTGGCCTTTATTCCCGGTATGGAGGAGGTTGTCGCAAATGGCTTCGCCCAACTCAATTCAATGCCTGAATGGTATCAATATTCCTTGGGCGTTATCGTTGCCGCTTCTTTTGGTGTTCGTAGCGCGACTAAATTCTTCGGGAAGAAGTAGTGTATTACATGTGGGATATGAGCAACAGAACAACGGAAGAACAAGCGAGGAAGAATCGTGACCGTAGCAATGGAAAGAATACTAGCGTGGAAGATACTGCCGCGTTTTATGATGCTGATGATGTCGGTATCAGCATGGCGGGTAGTGGAATGGTTTATGCTTCTGCCGGATCCGACTACACAGCAGTCGGCACTGGTGAGTGTAGTCACGGGGGCCATGACAGGTGCATTTGCGGTATGGCTGAACACGGAAAAGGATTGATCTGATGGCACGACCTAGAGCCGCACAGTTCGGAAAAGATATTGGTGTCTCGACTAGCGAGGCAAAACAGCTTATAAATAAAGGTAGAAGCCGCAGGGATGGCGGTTCCGTCATAATGGAGAATAACATGAACAAGATGAAATATGGAAAAGGCGGAGCAAGCAAGAAGCCGACCGTCCTACCAAAGCCAAAGCCAAGCAAAGGCGACATGAACGAAAGCAAAAGGGTAGCTCCTAGTCTTCGTGAGATCGAAGATGATGAAAAGGCTCCTAAAGTTAAGGCCAAGGACGGTAAGTACATGTCTTGCCGTGGTATGGGTGCCGCTATTCAAGGCGACAAGTTTACAGGAATAAAGTAAATGGCAACGGATTACGAGAAAGAGGCTTTTGGCGGCTCTGACAACGATGGCGTTAGTTACTCCGTAGAAACAGATCTCGGGATTCAACGTAACGACCAAGGTCAGGTAACCAATCCCTATGGTAATCAGGGTTTCTTTTCTCGCGTTCTAGGCATCGACCCATCGAGTATCAGCTATGATAATCTTCTCGGACAGGGCACGTTGGAAGGAATAGCTAGGCTTAATGTAGACAGGTTCACCAATCCTTATGCCAGCACCAATGTCCTGAACGCTCCGGTGGGTGGAAGCCAAACCGCAGGTACTCTTCGCTCTGGCGTTTCAGCAGGTGATCCAACTCGTTTTGGTGAGGTACGTGCACAACGACAGCCTATGTCTGGAACAGAAATGGCAGGTAGAGGTCTGGCGTCCCTGTTTGGTGGTCCTATGATGGGGCCAGCGCTTATGAGTATGCGAGATGATCCTCTGGCCATTCAAGGTAGCCAGTTTTACGATCCAAAGCTTGACCCCCAGAGTGAACTGTACGAAGGCAGTGGAATGCTGGGGTCATTGATGGCTCCGCTTACAGGTGGTGTAACAGCTAGTGATGTGTCGAGCTACGTTTCGCCTATGATGGATAGAGTGAAGGATCTGTTCAGCACAGGGTCAGACATATCTAATCCTGACTTGGGCGTTGATATTGGCGCAGCGGGCTTGGGTGTAGATCCAATGAAAACCTTACCTGCGTTTGGATCTGAAAGAGAAGCTAGAACATATAACCCAGTACAAGAGCTACGAGATAAATACAGTGCAACGATGAACGCCACCTCTACAGATTCAGCTATAGGTGACCAAGCGTTTTTAGACTACGAACTTATGTCCCCGGCACAGATGCGTGAAGCGACTAAGGGCTTTATGAATCCTAAAGGCTCCGAAGGGTATGATCCCAACAGGCGTAGTATCACACCTTATTTTGAAGACCCAGATTTGGGTCGGGGTGGTAAGACAATGGGTCTAGAATACAGTATTCCTATTCAAGATTTATTTAACAGAGTAGTGTAACATGAAAATAGAAATCAAACTAATCCCTGACGGGATGGACTTATCAAAAGAAATTCAAGATGGCATCCCTGTAGACAAAATGCAGGACGCATGTCCTATTGCGACACAGGATGTAGAAACAAACGAGGAGAACAGTCGGTATGCGATCAAGGATCATCAGTATGGCCCGGCTGTAAACCCAGATGAGTCGTGTGGTGTGTGCGCTTATTTCAACATAACCCCTAGCATGCAACAGTGCATGAAGGATGACAGCGGCGAAGTAGGTTACTGTCAGTTGCTAAAGTTCATGTGCAGTGCTAGTAACAGTTGTTCTGCATGGGAAGCGGGTGGTCCAATGGTTAAGAAGCCATGCGACTGTCAGGACACACATTGCGACTGTGAGTAATTATAATGGATGTTATACAATTTATAGCAAGGTATAAAAGAACCTTGCACAATCGCGTGGATGATATTAGCATCTCCGTGACAAGCGGTGGAGCTTCCGACATGGAAGCTTACCGTTCTATGATAGGCGAGATTCAGGGACTCACCTATGCGTTAGACGAACTTCAAACCCTGCTAAAAAAGGATAATTATGACGAAGACTCTATTCGTACCTGACCATGTAATCAGGCTGCAGCAAGCCAAGAAAAAAGCTGAAGAAGAAGCAAAACAAAAGCCCCTCACAGAAAGAATCCCACAGCCAACAGGTTGGCGCATACTTGTCATGCCGTATAAAGGCAAAGACGTGTCTGAGGGTGGCGTTATTATTCCAGACCAAGCAAAAGACCGAGAAGCACGGGGCACTGTTGTGGCTTACGTTGTTAAGGTTGGCCCGCTCGCATATCAAGATCCCGACAAATTTGGTGCTGATTCCGAACCTTGGTGTAAAGAGGGTGATTGGATTTGTATTGGTCGGTATTCCGGATCTCGCTTTAATATTGAAGGCGGTGAGGTTCGCATCATCAATGACGATGAGGTCATTGCAACCATTGTCGATCCAGACGACATAAAGACATACGGAGCGTAGTATGCAAAACCTAGCTGAACAAGAAGAAATTGAAATCGTAGAGACCGAGGAAGTTCAAGAAGCCCCTGTTGAACAGGCGGCGGAAGAGCCTGCGCAGGAAGAAGCCGCTGAGAAACCCGCTGGGGAGCTTGAGGAATACTCAGACTCTGTTAAGCGTCGTATCAGTAAGCTTACAAACCGTTTCCGTGAAGAAGAGCGCCAGCGTCAAGCGGCGGTTGAATATGCGGAATCTGTAAAAAAGCAGAATGAAGAATTAAAGTCTCGCTTGAATAAGCTGGACGAATCCTATGTGGGTGAGTTTGGTAATCGGGTAGAGTCTGACGTTATTGCGGCTAAAGAAGCGTATAGGAAAGCGTATGAAGACGGTGACTCTGATGCTATGTTTGATGCACAGCAGAAGATTAGCCAGCTTGCGCTAGAGCAAGCAAGATACGCTGAAGCAAAGCGTCGTAATGAAGAGCGTGTTGCCGCCCCACAGGAAGAACAGCAAGCTCCACAACAGCCTGTCCAACAGCAAGCTCCGGCAAAGCCTGATGCTAAAGCCGAGGATTGGGCGTCTAAGAATGAATGGTTTGGCCAAGATCAGACGATGACGTATGCCGCTTTTGGCGTACATCGTCAGCTTATTGAGGACGAAGGGTTTGACCCGACGTCAAATG